GTCTCGCAGCGGATCAGGTGCGGAACGTCCACGCCCGTAACGCGCTCTTCGGCGTCGATCCATGCGCCATAGGTGACGTACTGGGAGAACCGCCCCTTCGACGCGAGGAGCCCGCATTCCGCGACCGCCCAAGCGAACGCGCCCTTCCCGGTCGCGCCCGTCCACTTGGACGCCTCGCCGTGGACGGTCGCAGCGTAGAACGTGACCGCCATCCCGCGCACGGCGTCCGCGCCCTTCGTGACCGCCTCGCGCATCGTGTCCGCGAACGCCCCGAACGTCATCGCGCTCATGCGATCGGCGTCCGTCATCCGGGCGGGCTTCGTGCTCTTCGGGCTCTTCGTGCTCTTCGTTGCCATTGTGGTTTCCTACCTTGTGTCCGCGTTCCGTCCGCGTACCGCGTTTACACTTGTAAACCGTCCGGCTGCGAATCGGATCCGCGACAAGTGAAGTATCGCACAATCGGGGCGGCGGGTCAAGCGGTTTACACGAGTAAACCGAAAAAAACTTCGGGAAGTTATTATCGGTCACAATAAACGGGCAGGCGCACGGACGCGCCGATAACCCTAGGTGACCGATAACCCGCGCCCCTCCGCTTCCCGTCCGATAACCCCAGTAACCCGGAGCGTCCGATAACCCCTGCGGGGCGGGCGTCCGATAACCGCGGTCACCCTAACGGACACCTAACGACCCCCCCAAGGGGGGTGCGGGCGCGCGTCAATCAGTCAAACCCTTCTCAGATTTTTTCACCAAATAGTCGCAACTCAGGGTTACCCCTAAAGGCATCCCCAAGTGCAACCTCAAGTGTCCTGATCTGCCCTTCGTCCAACTCCAGACCGTACATCTCCGACACCGCATGGAGGAGTTCGTGGAACATGGTCATCCAAGCCGTAGGATCGTCTAGGAGCTCGTCCACGACGATCTTAGGGGTAGGGTAGTACCTGAACTCCCCAAACTCCTCCTGAGGCATCCTAGCGCGTTCTACGCCAATCCTGATGCCACCCACCCACAGCTCAGTAGGTAGTCCGGGGCTGCGGGACGTTCCGGGGTCGGACTGCGAGAGGCGAGATGTCCGGGTCTGTGTAGAGCTCCGGGGGGAGCTTCGGGTCGGCCTTGAGTCCATTGATCATCAGCTCCTCTCGGGGGCCGACAGGCCCAACACCGGAAATACCGAGCAGACGACGCATCAACATCGCAAGCATTGAGTGTGCGTTGTACGGGTACTGGTCAGCGTGAACGTTCCGGAGCCGACCAAAGGTAGCGGGGCTTTGTTCGACTAGATTTCCACTTCCCGGCTTAGGCTCAGCTGCGCCGACAGATTCGTCTCCACGCATGTTCAGCTCCTATTCAGTAAGACTTCCGCTTCTTGCGGGAGATCTTGAGTGCGGAAGGGTTCATGAGCGGCTTCGGGCTACGAGCGGCAGAGCTCGTCTTTGCCCGAGTTCCGCCCATCTTCGCCTGAGCCGAAGAAGTCTTCAGCGCAGTAGTCACGGGAACCGGAGAAGGAGTCGGGTTGCCGTCTTCGTCGCCTTGCGGGATCTGTCCCTTTGCCATGTCTTTCCTTAGTGTTTAGCCCTGTTAACGGAACGGTGGACGATCCGAAGGTTGCTCAGGGCGTTGTTCCTCGGATTGCCGTCTTTGTGGTCGATGTCCATGTTCGACCCCTTCTTGACCTTGCCGTCGCGGATCGCCTTACGGCGAACCTTGTTTCGAGCAGCACGGTCAAGCTTGTACTTCTTCGTACCGTGGTACTTTCGGTACTCTTCCTTGTAATCGCGGTCAGCCACGCTTCTGCACCTTGAGCTTTCCTTGCTTCTTGAGGATTGCCGTAGCGATCGCCCAAGCGGAAGATTCGCTCTTCCCTTGCTTCTGGAGCTTCGTAGCGAGTTCGTGGAGCTTCTTAGGCATAGTTACCACGCCCTGCACGACCAGTATCGTGCTCCGGTCTTCGGGCCGGGGTTGTCGCAGTTATGCCGAGCTCGGAAGTTAGCTCTTCGTCCGGGGATGTGCTTCTTGATCTTCATGTTCGGGTCACCGAAGCGGACGATCTTCACTCCGTCTCCCGAAGAGACGCATACCGCAGACTTCTTCGACTCCCCCGGAGTCTTCCAAGGCTTGTTCAAAGCCTTGCCCTTGCATGGGCCTGAAGTCTTCTTTGGCATGATATTCCTTTTCTAGATCTGGATAGATCCCCCCCTACCCCCCATGAACAGCCGAAGCTGCTCAGCGGCGAACCGCACTAGGGTAGGGAGAGATCCAGATCTTTCTTTTCTGAGTCTGGATGAGTCCCCGGACGCTTATGCGTCCATATGGTCACCGATTTCCTTCGGCAGGAAGTCCCGAAGCTCCCGCATAGCCCGCGCTAGCTTGATACTTGAGCCCTTTGACCCCCTCAGGAAGTCCTCGTATTTCTTGACGGCGTTGTAGGACAGGACGGTTAGTTCGACATACAAGTCATCAATGTCTACACGTTCAGCCGGATCCATGAGTCACCACCTTTATCCTTTCGTCCGATCGCGGACTCCATGAACTTCTCCAGTTCACGGTTCAGGACTTCATCCTTACGGATCCGCATCCGCTTGTCGGCATCCTGCGCCATCTGCTGCGTCCAGTAGCCGACAGCCATCGACAGGGCGTCTAGGCGGTCATCGTGGGCTAGAGAGCCGCGACCACGGGTAATCCGGCTCATCTGGTAGAACAGTTGGTACTGGAGCCGCTTGTCGGAGCTGTGGCTGCTCGTGCTCTCGTAATCCTGCTTGATCAGCTTCTCGTTGACGACGAGCCTGTGTTGGTTCATTACAGGCTCTAGGGTGTCGATGATCCGCTTTTCTTTCTGGATGTTGTGGCGAACTTCTTCGATCGTGACGGGATAATCCCGCATCAAGTAAGGTTTCAGCAGTTCTTGGAACATGCCGTCACCGAAGTTCGACTCCACGATCAGGAAGTTTATCTTCTGCTTTTTAGCAATCCGGACGATCTCTTCCATCGTCTCCTTGCCGTACCCACCGGGCAGACCTCCCGCCTCTAGGACGTACAGGAAGCCATTAAGCATCTTTACGACCGCGTAGGACGTTTCGTCCGCGCCACGGCCCGAGGGGTCGATCGACATCACGGAGCCCGCATAAGGGATCCAAGAGCCTGTAACGGCCATCGGCCTGTAGTACCTGTCGCCGTTGAAGCCGACGACCGGGGCATCCATGACCGCATTCCGGGGATCCGCGGCCCAGATCGGCTTCTCGGGGGCAGACTCGTCGTTCAAGGACATGACGATCAAGTCGGACAGCTTCAGGGGATACCTGTCGATGTCGCTCAGGGTCGTGTCCAACATGAACTGGAGGTCGAATCCGGAGCGACCGTAGCCGAGCTCACGCTCCTTCAGGCCGAACTCGTCAAACCGGAGCGGCTCCGTAGGGCTCATGTCATCCGGCCCGGAGGCGATCAGCGGCGCAAGTCGGCTACCGTAAGTCGCCCGACGCTTGGAATCGGGGTAGCGGGCGGGCCAGATACGGATCGTGTACCCACGCTCAGCCAACAGGTTGTAGATCGACTGCTCAGTCTGTGGGGTTCCGAGGTAGATGATGTCCCCACCCGGTTTGAGCACAGCTTCAAATTCTTTTACTGTTTCTGCAAGCTTGTCCCGAAGCGTGATCGTCGCGCTGTTGTTCGAGCTCTCAACGTCGTCCGCAATGATCAAGTCAGCGCGGCTACCCGTGATCTGGCTCGTGATTCCCTTCGACACGACGGACGGCGCGTGGCTAGCCGGGGCGGGGCCAACGTCGAACGCGATCTTCGAGTTTCGCTGAGTCTCCTTCGGACGCAGATGCTGAAGCATCGGCATCTCATGGATCAACCGCAGAGTGAACGTGGAAAAGTCGTCTGCACGTTGCTTAGACGCGGAGACGACCAGAATGTTCTTCGTCGGATCAAGGAGCAGCGTATGGACGACATAGGCACTCGTGATCCAGCTCTTGCCAACACCACGGAACGCCTCAATGATTCGACGCTTCGGCCCGTTCTGGACGAACTCGGCAATGTCGTATTGGATCGGCGTCGGGTCTGGGAGCCTGAGATGATCCCAAACGAGGAACAAGAAGTTCCTGAAGTCGTGAAGACGGGGGTCTACTTGTGTCAAGCAGCGTCTGCCTCAAGGTCGAACGGCAAGGACTTCGCGAGGTTAGCCAACGGCTCGGAGTGCTGAGCCAAGGCGTCAATGCCGTTGTCCTTCAGAAACTGACGGGCGACCGACAGGTCAGCCGCAGTAGCTGAGCCGTCCTGAATTCGCCGAAGCAGATCGGACGCGAGGGCTTCGTGAAGAGAACCGAGAGTATTGTCGAGATTGCTCATGTTAGAACCTTAGTTAGAACGGTGAGGCCAACCGAGACGATGCCGCCTACGAGCGCAGCCGCACCAAGCATGAATGACCTTGAGTGCTCAAGCTCTCGAAGGCGAACGTCGTGAGATTTGAGCTGCTCCTCTTGGATCCGCTGCATCTGGAGGATTGCGTCCATCTTTCCTTCCAGACGGCCTAATGCAAGCATCACTTCCGATTCGTTATGGAGAGCCATTAGACCTTCGTCCTGTTCCGGGCGCGAACCGCGTAAGCACCGCCCAATGAGAACTGAACGATTTCGGTCGGAGGCGCGATGTCCGGAAGAGTGAAGTGCGTCGTGGTTTCACCAAACGAACCCCCAATTTCTGCGTACAGGTCTGGATACGAAGCTTTAGCAACTGACGCTCCGTCGCAAGCAAGCCATCCGGAATCAACGGCAAACTGGGTGTCGTTGACAAACAGCACGATCATCCCGATTGGGAAGTTGTCGTCCAGACCCGCGTTCTTAATGACGGTGTCCGGATTGAGCGACTGAGTCGTAATGTCCGTCCGGAGAACGTTCTCCGTCATTCCTGCGTTTACCTTTGTGAGTGGCATGTGTTCTCCTTAGACGCGGACGTTGAAGTCGAAGCGGAAGTTGCTTGAAGCCGTAAGGTTAGCGGGGGGAAAGGCTGTGGGATTAGCTGCCGCAGTAGGAACGTGGTAGAAGTAAATCTCTGTTCCCGTAATTTGAGCCAGTACTTGGGTAGTCGCGGTGATTCCCGCGAAGTAGCAAGAAGCCCAATGGCTATCCAAAGCACTAAACGGAAGATTAGTGATCTTTATTGATCCTGTTCCTGCCGTGACGATGCTTGCTAGCGTGATGTAGCAGTTACCGAAGATCCTATTTCCAATCCTCGTATACTTAATGTCGTTGGTTCCGAGTGTGTAAGAACCTGCGGTTACCGTTCCTTTGAAATGTGAGTTAGCAATCTGGTGCGTCGCTTCCACATAGTGGTCAAGCGTGTTTACATCCGCTGAAAGGTTCGCCGTAGAAGGGAACTTGATCTGACCGGAAAGAACATCAACAACGCCAGAGTTTGTGATCGTAACTCGCGCTGTGTTGTTCGTTCCGAGCTGAAGGTAGCCGTTTTCGTAGTTCCAGACGAATCCATTCACACCCACGTTTTCCAGAGACAACCCGCGGGTGTTTGAATCTGTCGTATCGCTGTTAGTTACCGCGACTCTTGAGGTGTTGTTTCCGGGGCTGTGGACATGAACTTCAGACACAGGAGCTGCCGTCCCGATTCCGACAAAGCCTCCTGCTTGAATACGCATCCGCTCAGTTCCGCTCGTAGCGAACCGAAGACTCGTCGCCTCCTCGTTCCACACTTGCGCCGCGCCGTCTGAGTCTACATACAGCTTAAGACCATCAGTACCCGCGGTTCCAGTAGCAGTATTCGTGAGTCGAAGGACGCTCTGGGTTGCGCTCGGAGTGTGGACTTCAAAGTTGTAAAGTGGGTTCGTAGTGCCAACTCCAACTTTCCCATCAGCCATAATAGACATTCGGACTGTGTTATTAGTCCCGAACTGAAGTGAGCTGTTTTCGTAGTTCCAGACATATGCGGCGTTGCCTGAGTTTTCAAGAGCAACGCCATCTCCCGCAGCGGCGTTTCCGGTGGTGGAATTAGTTACCTGAATTCGGCTAACACTCGTGGTGCTATGAACATTCAGATTGCTCCGCGGAGTCTGCGTATTGACGCCGACCCGATTGTTAGCCATGTCAACCGACAGCGTTCCGCCATCCACAGTAATCGTGGATCCATTGATCGTGCCGCGGGAAACGCCGAGATTTCGGACACGGATTGAGGTCGAAGCCGCGACGACCGCCGTAAACTGAAGGTAGAAGTTCCCGCTTCCCTGCGTGATCGTATAGTTCGTCACCGGATGCTGAAGAATGCCTCCGACTTCAACAATGAACAACTCAGCATCGGCGGCGGAAGGCGTCGGATTCTGGAGAATGTACTGATCAGTACCGTCTCCGACGAGATCCCAAGCCTGACCTGAAGTCTGATTGACGCCGTAAAGTGCAAGCGTATCGACGTACTGCTTGTTTACGGCGTCAGTATTTGCGGTCGGGGCCGCGACGCTCTTGATCTGCTTTGATTCCGCGTCCCAATTCAAGCCGTCAAGAGTCGCAGCAAGTGCGCCGCTTCCGGTGTCGTCGGACTCCTGAACGAGATACAGAAGCTGCTGAGTGTTCTTGTCGAGGTCTGCCGCGGTAAGGACGGAGCCGTCAGTAAAGTCAACGAGCGGCTGATTGTTAGGAGCGGCGGATCGACCGGGGGTTTCTCGGTAAATTCGCAAGGTGTCCGTCGCAACGAGAGCGGACGTAAGGGTGATCTGGGGCGTCGGAGAGGTGCTGAGGGTGTAGTGAGTGTTCAGAGTCAGCACGGTTCCGTTCTTTTCCACCTTGATGTGGGCGGTGGAAATGTACGGGAACGTGAAATTGAACGGCCCGGTTCCGGTCTGGTTCGTGTAGAGGACGTAAGAAAGTGCCATGTAATGCGCTCCTAATTAGCGTTGCTTAGATTCTTCTGGAAGGTTCTTACCGAGCTTCTCTTCAAGAAGCGACAGTCCCTGTCCAATTCCGTAGAACCGTCCAAAAGGAATTGACATTCGGAAGTTGTGCAGATCCTTCTGACTGTAGTCATAGTCAGAGTTCAGCATCGCCCGTACCGGGCCTCGTGCCGCCTTGTATGCACGGTCAAGCACAGCCCAAGCAGGGGTAGCCGTCAGATCAAGCGGATTTGACGACAAGCCCGTGTACCGGATTCGATCTCCGAACGTGCTGCGCCCAAAGGCGAAGTTGGAGACAGCGTCAGTAGCAGCGATCAGCATGAAGTTTTCAGTTGGGCCGGAAGCGAACATCGCCGCCGCCGCTTCGTTGCTGAAGTTCTCCTCAGCGAATTTCTTACGCTTCTTCGGATCCGTGATCGCCGCGTATTCAAGCTGCTTGCGGGCAGTCTGAGTAAGCATCGCAACCGTACCAGTAAGCAGATACTCCTTGAGGACGGTAGCGTCGCCGCGCTGAATGGAGGTCTTCAGGAACGAATCAATTCCCTTCAGGTTGAACGTCCTGAACTGGATCATCAGCTTTCCGATAGGCGTGAAGAAGAACTTGTGGAAGTCTCCGCGGGCCGGGGGATCCTGAATAGTCGCGATCGTGCCTCGCTCAACGAACGTCAGGAAAGCACGGAACGTGTCCGTATCCCATTCAGACTCATTCAAGGCGATTACTCGTCCTCGCTTGTCTACCTCAGCAAACTTCTTGACGGACGCGATAATCCTGTTGTACTGCTGCTTTGAGATGCCCCATTGGGTGATCAGAGTATCGGCAAAGTCCTTGTCCCCCTTCGTCCCGATCGTGTACATCCTTTGAATCAGCGACATCGCCGTCAGGTGCTGCGTAGCAGACGTAATCGGGGCTAGGCCCGTCAAGTCCGCAAAGGCGAAAACCGCGGCGTCCAAGTTTGCATCCACGCGAGACAGCTTCTTAGCCATCCGCTGATACCAACCGATCCGGACGCTCGGCGGATATTGATTGAGGGCGTCGTCAATTCGACCAGTAGTTCGCCGAATTCGGTCGGACGCAAGGCCAAAAGTCTGCTCCAGAAGATACGTCACCTCGTTAACGGGCTCTCCACGCTTCGCAGACTTCAGCAGCTCGTTGACGACAGGCATCTGAGTGATGACGCTTCGGAACCCCGCCCGAGCGATTGCGCGGGAGATTTCGTTGATCTGGGCAAGGGCGAAGTAAGAGCCGTTCTGGAGATACGAGATCTTCATCAGTCGGCGGGCTTGCTCGGAGAACAGGATGCTGATCGTGTTGTCCCCGGAGAAGATCGTCGGATCAGGCTCACTCCGCATGTTCGCACGGAGTTCACGAAGGGAGCTGATCTGGGCCTCCAGATCGTCCGCAGTCATCGTCGTGCGGTTACGCTCCTTGACGTACTCAATGATGTCATCGAACTTTTCGATCTTGTTAGCAATCTCTTCGCCGTCGCGGGCTGCGACTTCAGTCTTGAACCGGGCAATCAGCCGCGTTTCCCCGATAGCACCGGAGACGGATCGGACGTAGGAACCGAGGGCAGTCGGAATGTCCGTCTCAACGAACGTGGAAAGAGACGCCTTGGAGCCGTCCTTGAGGGTAACGAGCGGATCAGCCTTGAACCTCGCCCGGACGCGGGGGGTCAGGATCGGCCCCTTCGGATCCTTCGGCTTCTTCATGCTGCCGAGGACTTCCAGAACCTCCTCGTCCAGATTGAACACCGCCGCCTTCCGCTCTCCGCGGGCGAGCTTCACGAGACGCTCTGCGAGTAGCGTCGCAAGAGCTTCCGCCTGTTCGCCAGACATCTCAGACTTGTCTAGGGCGTTCAGGAGCACCTTCTGAAGCTCGTCCTGTCCGTGCTTCAAGACGAAGGCGTCGATTGCATCCCAACGGTAGAGGCGAGGGAAGTAGTTAGGATCGTCAGCTAGGTTCTCGAATCCGGCGACCTTAGCCTTCTTCGCCAAGTCGGCCATCATCTTGAATTCGCGACGAGCCGCGTCTGCCGCAGCCTTGACGTTCTTGTCGGCGTGGGATCCGGGGGCGTGGATCTCCTCGTAGACCTTCTTGCTGAATTCCGCTTTCTTGTCATGGCGGAACATGTTCTTAGCCCGCTCCACCGATCCGATGTTCTTGTAGTCCTTGCCGCCCGTCGCATACTCATTGAAGTTGCGGTTGAACGATCGCAGGAACCGAGCTTCGCTGACGGCCTTGATCCGGTGGACAATCTCGTTGACCGTAGTCGGCTGAGCGATCAGGTTGCCAAACTTGTCCCGCGGTGCGACGCGGGTGAAGTGCATGTTGTATGCAAGCCACCGGATGTCTCCCGCAATGGAGCCCATCGCCCGAACACTCTGATTCAGCAGCGTGGAGCCGACGCCGTAGATCCCCGTGATGCTCGGAACTTCTGCCCAATCCTTGCTAGTTCCCGTCGCTTCAACGTCAGGGATCGACAGCGCGTCTTCCGCGCCGAAGCCCGTCCCAGATCCAGACGACGCACGAAGCAAGCTGTTCATGAACTCCTGTTCCGCAGCTTGCTTAGCCTTGACTTCGTTAACTAGGACTCGCTCCAAGATGTTCGCGATCTTCGAGTTAGGCTTCTTTCCAGAAAGAATGCGA